AGAAGCTAATAAGATGTTAATCAATAGCAGGCCTTTAATTTCTGAATTAAAATCGTTCGTAGCCAGCGGTATTACATATAAGGCAAAATTAGAAGAACAGGATGACCTAGTTAGTGCCTGCTTGTTAATTGTAAGAATGACACAAATTTTAGCTGACTGGGACAGTAAAATATTTGATGTTTATAGTACTAACGAAGTCTGGGACAGCGAAGATTACGAGCCACCAATGCCTATTTACATTTCAACTGCCCTTTGATAAATATAGTTATGGAAAAAAACCTAGAAAATATTGCTGTAGAACTATTTGGTAAATTAAGGACTCAATTTCCTAGCATTAAGCTAAGAGACAAGGATGAAGATCCTACAGATATTCCAAAATTTGCTAGATTTTTCGAATTCAATTATGTTAAAAATAACATTGATCTAGGAACAATTACAATTAGTATAGATGATAATCCTAATGAGGAAAGCGATGGACTTGTTGTAATGTATAGTCAGGATATAGTTGCCAATCAACCAGAAATGGTCAAGCATCAGTGGTTTAAATTCTTAGAAAGCTTAAGTGATTTTGCTAGTAGAAATGTTATAGATTATAATGTTCGTGATATTACAAAAAGCAATTTAGACCAAAGACAACAATCATATCTAGCAAACAATCGCGGAGATGGCATAATGAGTGAAAGTAAAAAATTATGGGGTACCTCTAGAACCAGTTTTCAAGAAATGGGCGAGGCCAAATTAATAGTAAAACATAGTAAACCTGTAAATTACAATATTCCCGCAGGACGCGCAATGCATATTGAAAGCATTTTTGTGGAAAATACAGAAGGCGAGCGTTTTAGGTATCCCTTCAAACATCTCAATGGAGCCAGAGCTTTAGCAATGCACGTGGCACATGGCGGTAACAGTTATGACTCAATTGGACAATATATTATTAGATTAAGTGAAGAACTTGCTAAACTTCGTATGTTTAAAGGTTATGTAGATCGTAATGAAATGGTCAGCGAAGCAATGGGTAATATTCATGGCAAAGTTTTAGAACGTATTAATCAAGTTAAAAAAGAAATTCATAATCTACAAAATAGATCATACTATGAATCATTTGCTGACAGTTTTACTGAAACAGACGCTATTGAAATTCCAGAAGATATTGTAAACGACTGGGTTGATAGACTTACAGTGCGTAGCTTCAACGAAGAACTTAAAAATGTATTTCCTTACATATACAAATTAGTAGGAGAACAAAATTTACCTATTAAAGAATTAACTCCTGCAGATTTAATTAACGATAATAATACACAGGATCCCATGAATGAAATTAAATCTGAAATAAAAGAATTGACAGATTTTGAATCCTATATGCATGAATTAGCAATGACAGAAGCAGAAGAAGATGATCCTCCATTCGAACCAGATCCTCCAAAGAAAGAAAAAAAATCTGGTGATAATGCCAAACACGACGGGCATAGTAGAGCTAAACATTTAGCCAAAGCAGCTATGGAAAAAGCCAAAAAAGCAGGTGCTAAGAAAGAAACTGTTATTAATATAGATGGCAATGATATAACTTTAGGTGAAGCAGCAACTATGATTGGTTTGGACCCAGATGAGTTTTTTGTAGAAGGCAAAGAACAAACTGAAATATTAGAATTTGTCAAATCTATGTTTGATGAAAATACAGGTCAATTTCCAAAGGGTGTAGAAGGTGTTAAAATTGCTGTAGAAAAAGAGTTCGGTGAAGAAGCAGGACAAATAGCAGAGAGAGTAATAGCGGAACTTGGGCAAGTTTTTGAAAGTAATAGAATTAAAAAATTGGCTGGATTAATATGATCAAATTTTGGCAATCCTTGAGGTTGTAAGACTAAATAAAAACGCATATAATTACAAATATGCATTTTTGTTTAATAGGTGTTAAACAATATAGGCAAAATATAGAGGCTAACAATAGGAGAAACATTATGGCATCTTTAGCAGAAATCCGTGCAAAATTAAAAGAACAAGAATCTCGCTTAACAGGAGGCGAGCGTACAGGAGGAGATAATTCAATTTATCCTTTCTGGAACTTGAAAGAAAACTCAGAATCTTTAGTTCGATTCATTTCAGACGGCGATTTAAATAATACTTTTTTCTGGGTTGAACGAGCAATGATTAAATTGCCATTCTCAGAAATTAAAGATTCTACAGATAATAAACCAGTGGTAGTAAATGTTCCTTGTATGGAAATGTATGGAGAAACCTGCCCAATTCTTTCAGAAGTTCGTGGTTGGTTTAAAGACCCCAGTCTTGAAGCTATGGGTCGTAAATACTGGAAAAAGCGTAGTTATATCTTTCAAGGATTTGTTGTAGAAGATGGTCTTAAAGAAGAAACTAGTCCAGAAAATCCAATTCGTAGATTTATTATTGGCCCTCAAATCTTCCAACTTATCCGTGGTGCATTGCTTGATCCTGAAATGGATGATTTGCCAACTGATACTGTAAATGGGGTTGATTTCAAGCTTATCAAGACTAGCAAAGGTGGTTATGCTGATTACAGCACCAGCAAATGGAGCAGACGTAGTCGTCCATTAAATGATCAAGAAAATAAAGCCATTGCAACTCACGGGCTCTTTAATCTTAAAGATTATCTTCCTAAAAAGCCTGGAGATGTTGAACTAAAGGTTATCAAAGAAATGTTTGAAGCAAGTGTTGACAGCGAACCATTTGATATGGGACGTTGGGGACAATACTTTAAACCAGCAGGTATGAGTTCTGCTACTGGGGATCCTACTGCTCGTACAACTAAAGCAGCAGCGCCAATGGAAGACTATTTAGACGACGAACTAGCTGTTACAAAAGCAGCATCTGCTCCTCCAGCAGAAGTATCTAAGCCAGCAAATAGTAGTGGTAGCAAAGCAGAAAACATTCTTGCTATGATTCGTAATCGTAAACAGCAGTAAGCGAATAGCTAGGGTTAAAAGCCCTAGCCTTCTTTACGGAAAATAGAAATGGCAAAAACAATTAAAATTAATGAAAATTTTTCTTTGAATTATAGCAGTCGTGAAGCAGACAGCAGTGATACTGTTATGGACTGTAATATCAACTTTGATAATCCTAAAGATGATTGTATTATAATTTACAGATTAAACACTTGGCTAAAAGCCATTGGCAGAATAGATATTGAAGTTGTGTCTAAAGAAAATATTAAAGGACTAAAGTAATGGTAACAAAACCCTTTGACTTAAGTAAATTTCGAAAAGCTCTAACCAAGAGTATTGATGGTCTTGGTGTAGGGTTTAATGACCCTACAGATTGGATCAGTACAGGTAATTTCGCACTTAACTATCTTATTAGTGGAGATTTCCACAAAGGTATCCCACTAGGAAAAGTCACTGTATTTGCAGGTGAAAGTGGAGCAGGCAAGAGTTATATTTGCTCTGGTAATATTATTAAACATGCTCAGTCGCAAGGTATATATGTTGTACTAATTGATAGCGAAAACGCACTAGATCAATCTTGGTTAGATGCCTTAGGAGTAGACACATCCGAAAATAAACTTCTTAAACTTAATATGGCAATGATCGACGATGTTGCTAAAACTATTAATGAATTTATGAAAGAATACAAGGCTATGCCTGAAGAGGATAGGCCTAAAGTTTTATTTGTTATTGATAGCTTGGGTATGTTATTAACACCTACTGATGTGAATCAATTCGAAGCAGGCGACCTTAAAGGTGATATGGGCCGTAAACCTAAGGCATTAACAGCCTTAGTGCGAAATTGCGTTAATATGTTTGGTAGTCATAATATTGGTTTAGTTGCTACTAATCATACCTATGCGAGCCAAGATATGTTTGATCCTGATGATAAAATCAGCGGAGGTCAAGGCTTTATTTACGCAAGCGCAATTGTAGTAGCAATGCGTAAATTAAAGTTAAAGATTGATGAAGATGGAAATAAAACTAGTCAGATACATGGTATTCGTGCTTCTTGTAAAATAATGAAAACTAGATATGCTAAACCGTTTGAAACTATGGAGGTAGAAATTCCTTACAAGACAGGGATGAACTCAGAAAGTGGTCTAGTAGATTTATTTGTAAAATTAGGTTTATTAGTACAACAAGGAAATAGACTTAAATTTGTAGATAGCTCAGGTAAAGAACATTTATATTACAGAAAAGAATGGAAAGATGATAAATTACATATGATAATGGAAGACTTTCACAACCATAAAAAATTAACAATAGGATCAACAGAGGAGATTATAGAAAATGAATGAAAACCAAATTGCCGACATTTGGATGCTTTTTAAGGAATTCATTGATAAAAAAACTATAGAAGCTGCAGCAGAACGGTATGTAGAGCTGTTAGCTGATTTAGGTGTATCAGACAAGGTAATGGAGTCAGCTACTGGTGTTGACGAAGATTTAGATACTGCAATAGATTATTATCTAGATCAAGGCAATGAAGAAGATACAGATTACGAAGAAAATAACTGGAACTACGAAGACGACGAATGAATTGGTATTCAAAGATCTCTAAAGATATTGGGTATATTCCAGATGCAATAGAATACTATGACATTGAATTACAGGCAGCAAGAAATGATAGCCGTATAACAGGTAATATAGAAAAAGCAGCTGCCAATATGCCTGGTATTGTTGAGCATAGATTTGGGCAACTTCAAGAAATTGAAGCTATTCTAGAATATTTACATATTGAACTAAGACGATTGAAAAGTCGTCATTTTCGTAAATACTTAGAAAATTATCAAAGAGCATTAAGCAGTCGTGATTGTGAGAAATTTGTTGAAGGCGAAGATGATGTTATTGACTTTGAAAAAATCATAAATGAGTTCGCATTGATTCGTAATAAATGGTTAGGTATAACTAAAGCACTTGACCAAAAACAGTGGATGCTAACCAACATTGTTAAACTCAGAGTTGCAGGTATGGAAGATGCTAAATTGTAAATACCCTGATGAATATTGTACTGGTAACTGGAGGATTTGATCCATTACATTCGGGTCATCTAAATTATTTTAAAGAAGCTGCAAAGTTAGGCGACAAATTAATAGTAGGTGTAAACAGTGATGCTTGGCTGACTCGTAAAAAGGGTCAGCCTTTTTTACCGTGTTGGGAACGTATGGAGATTATACGTAATCTTTGTATGGTCGATCAGGTTATAACTTTTAAAGATGAAGATAATA